TATGTTTCTCCACTGTGGATTTCTTTGGCAGATCAATAGGCTTAACACCTATCGCATCAAGCTTGCGTTGCACTGCTATTTCTTCACCGCGTCTTAGTATCTCAGTCACCCTACCAATACCCACGCACAACAGCTTACCGATCTCACGGTAAGTCATGCCCTTCTGTCTTAGGTTGTAAGCCTTCTCGCAGTCGTATTTCTTCAGCCACTCGGTCAGGTCTTGTTCCTCAGGATCAACGTATGCGTTGGCGGGATATGAGATCCAGCCAGCTTTGATCGCGTTGGTTACAATGGAAGGAGCTAGATTAAGAAGAGTAATGCGAGCTTGTATGTCTAACGTGTCCTCCTTCTTGATACCATCAACATCCATCTTCTTGTGCAGATAGCGCTTGTGATGCATATTACTCTAGAGTCAAACGCTCTAGCTCTTCCTCTAGATCATAGATGCGTCGTCGTTGTTCGTTAAGCTCACGCTCTAAGCGTCGAGCGAATGACATTGCGAGTGTTGTTAGATGAGGCGGGAACTGTCCTTCAATACGCTTCTGCTCTAAGTCAGAACGTGGAGTGTCTGTATCTGGATCTTCCCAGAAGCTTTCTGTGTTAGTCATGTGTGTTAATGGTATCAAAAGGGAATGTCATCTTCAGGTCCAAGCGGATCATTGGCTGCAACCTTTTTAACTGATGCTGGCTCACGCTTATCTAGGTCAGCATAGTTACCCAAGATCGGACCCTTCTTGCCTTCTTGTCGTGCGGCTTTGCTAATAGACTGCACAATCATTCCATCGTTACCGTATTGGTCTCGGCCAGACTTGTTGGGGATAAGTGCTATATCCAAATACGTTCCAGCTTTGCCTTTGAATAGGAATGCTTTGTCGATCTTTGTAACGTCAATCTTACCGGTTTGCATGGTGTTTGTGGGTGTTTCTTGCTTTCGCTGGTCAGTTTACAGGAATAGTTTATGGCAGTCAACCTATCGTTGGGATTAAGTATCTACACCGGAGTCTGAGAATCGACAGAACTGTCCATCATACCACAGCTTGACCACTCCACATTCACCGTCTCGTTGTTTGGCGATGATGATTGAAGCTTGGCCTTTGGCTTCTCTCCGGTCTCGGTCTAAGAGCATTACGCAGTCAGCGTCACGCTCTAGCTGTCCGCTGTCCGCTAGGTCACTCAAGCGCGGTGGACGACCCTTCTCCTTTTCATTCTCACGGTTCAATTGAGCCAGACAGAGCATTGCCACTCCGGTTTGAACCGCAATGTCTTTGAGCTTACCGCTGACCTCCGCTACCTCATAGGTGCGTTTCTCTGCTTTGTCTGCTGCTTTGACCTTCTGGATGTAATCGACAATCACCAGACGAACACCGTGCTTTCTGACCGCTCGACGGACGTTTGCGGTGATTGATGCAACGCTTTGAGAACTTGAGCCATCCAAGAACCAGAGCGGACTAGAGGCAATCTTACCAGCAGCCAGACTCATTGAGCGCATATCCCCTTCGCTTAGATTTCCGCTTTTGAGCGATTGCATTGCTACACTTCCAATGGATGCAACTGAGCGTCTGAAGATTGCTTCCTTAGACATCTCTAGAGAGATGAAAAGAGTTGGGATTTTAGCTCTCACCGCTGCGGCTTCAGCAATGGAGATTGCAATAGCGGTTTTACCTATAGATGGACGAGCCGCAATAAGAGCCATCTCGCGGTGCTGCAAACCATCGGTCATTTGATCCAACCAATGGAAGCCGGTCGTGACCCCACTCAATGTACCTTTGCGAGAGAAACGTTCCTGCATTTGGTCAATAAACGATCCCGCAACCTGCTTTGAGGTTGAGAGTGTCTCTCTGGATACATCAATGCTGAGGCCAGACTCGGCATTAGAGACGATTTGATCTGGCTGGAGGGTCAGGACAGCGGACTCGCGTATCAGGCGGTCTCCTGCGAGCCGTAGCTGGCGACGGTGAGCGGCTTCGATTATGCCTTTGGTGTAGTACGGCAGATTGGCTGGTGATGGACAGACTTCCATCGCTTTATTCCAGTCCTCAAATGGGATTGGCTGACTTCCGTGGATCTTTCGCCATTCCTTTCCGAGTTCTTGGAGCGTTGGAGTCCGGTTGGCTTGAACGAGAGATTTGATCGTCTCGTAGGTATCGCGGAGTGAATCGGTTTCGATCCACTCGCTTTTGACCTCAGCGAATGCATCGGAACAAGTGTCGATTGATCCCGTAAGACAAGCTCCAATCAAACCAAACTCATCGTCTTGAGCAAAGTACGGGTCATTCATATCGAATCCCTCCAATCAACGTCTTTCTTTTGAGCGGGTTGAATCGGGAGTGATTGCTGCTGGTTGTTCTTGGGGAATATCCCTTTCCAACCAGAAGCGATTGAGTTCTCAACAGCAGATGGGAACTCAGCAGGGGAAAACTCGTTGGACCACTTGGTGAGTGATGCCGTGAGTCCGGTCTTCTTGTATCCCTCTTTACGCTCCGATTTGTACTGAAGCCAGAGCTTGACGGCTTGAAGACAGTTCTCTGTCTGAAAGCTGTTGGGTAACTCAACCCCGAAGCCAACATCCCACGGCGACTTCGGAGCCTTCGTCTTCTCTGTTTTTTCTATCTTATCTATCTTCTCTTCTCTATCGGTTACCCCGTGGGTTACCTGCGGGATAACCGGATTTGAGTCTGGGTTAACCCGTGGGTTATCTCTGGGTTTCTTTGGCCTTCCTCCTTTTCCACCATTTGACCATGAGGCAATCAGACTGGAGTTAACCTCATCCCATTGATGGGCAACAAAACACCCGTCTTCTATCCGTCCAAATGTCTGGAGGATTGCAGACCAAAACACGTTTGCATCTCCTCCCCACTTGCATACAGCGGATAGGATTTCTGGATTCCATTCAGGGAATCGGTTGGTCTTTCTGGTCTGACAGTGAGACCAGAGTCTGATGATATGGAGCGGTGCGCTTTCGGTTCCCAATAATCGGACGATCAATCTGGTTTTCCAATGATCTAGGAAGTCAGTTTCTATAATCATGCTACAAACAAAAACCCCACTCAGTCCGTGGTGAGAACTCCCGCTGAAGCGACGGGACGTACACGGAAAGAGTGGGGAAAAGTTGGTTGAACATGGCTTCAGGTAGAGTTATCAACGCTTGCTTCTCACGGCTTGCGCTGACTGCTTATTCCTAACTCGGCTTTGGACCTTCGTCCAGAGAAAACTTGTCGTGGAACTCAGCTTTTGGTCGAACGTAGAAGTAACCTCCACGCTCATAGACTACGCAAAGCCGCTTGGTCTCACCGATACGCAGTTGAGCTTCTGAGATGTACTCCACGGTCAGATTCTGATTGGTCTTGGATCTGTATTTCATTGTTTTAGACGGTAATGCACGACGGGATAAACACCGCGAGATCCAGACATTACGCGAAACTTTTTGGACTCTATCAATCCGTTTTTGACTGATTTGCAGAGTACGATTCCCGCAGCGTTATTGGTAATCTTCCACTCATCAGCCCACTGTGCGGAGGTTTTAAACCCTTCTGGGACCGGTTCTGGTTGGTTAGCTATGGCAAGCCTAAGCTGTCTTAAAAGCTCGGCAGAGTCCATTTCTGTTCGTTTTGCGGCCATTGGTGAAGGTAGAGTTGAGCTGATTTATCTGTGAATTCCCCAAAAACAATCCCGTGGGACCAAGCTAGGGTTGATCGTCGTTTCCCCGAGTAATCCATTGCAGGAACATCTGCCAAAGTACCGACGCAAAAGCCAATCGGATTTGATTGAGTGCGACCAGTCGCTTGACCTGCTCTGTGAGCATGAGCCACAACGCAGTTACCAAATGTTTCAGCGGAGTCACGCAAGAAGTTCTCACCGAATAAGACTCCATGTCCCCACCGAAATCCACCCAACTTGTAAAACGATCTGTCGTGACAATCGTTGTATTTGATAAACGTATGACAGTGTTTCTCAATTGGTTTTAGCATTCGTTCCCATACAGCTTCAGCAAATCCACGGACAACAGCGTTATGATGATTGAGATACTTCTTAGCTCTTTCGTCATGGTTGCCCATTGTGAAGACTGTTGGTCTTAGCTCATTAAGGAACTTTGCCCCCTCTTGAATGTCATCCAGATAGTCATCGGCTTGGTCCGAGTCTTGAGGGTCTCGGAGTGAACCACTGCGTAATGAGGCAAGATCGTATGCGTCTCCGAGATGAATAACTTCGTCTGGCTTGAATCTCTCGCGGAACAAAAGCACCGCAGCGAGTGCATCTTGATTGGCTCGGTTGCCATGACTGCAACCAATCGCCATAACTCGGCGTTGGTGCTGTGTAATGTTCACAATGTTGAAGAATCATGGAATTAGAACTTAATCAAGACACACTCGCGTTGATTATCGTTGGATTTGGTTACTTTCTGAACTTGTTGTTGCGAATAGCCCAGACCCAATAGTCAGAGACTCCATACTTTGTGGAGAGTTCCTTAGCGGTAAAACTCTTGTGAGAGTTCCTTACCGCATCAACGACCCATTGCGGGATTTTCTGGCCTTTGGGTCGTCCGCGACCACGCTTGGTCTTCTTGCTAAGTGGCTTCCACTGCGGTTCCTCAACCGTCACCGTCTTGTGGACTCCTAACAGTCTTGCGATTGCTTCTTTAGTGATTCCGATTTTGCTAAGTATGCTCATTTTCTAATCTTGTTATGTCTGATTTTGTGTATCCAACCTAAGCTGACCGAGTAATCTTCTTTGATCTGTCTGTATGTTTTGTTTTTGCCAATGTCTTCCAGTACTTCCAATACAACTGCTTGTGGTATGTGTGCCCGTAATGGTATGTATGTTGATTGTTTCATTTGGTTGCTTTGCCTCTCTTTCTAGTCCAGAAGGAGGTGAATTCCGTTTTCTTAGCTTTGGCTGCTCTGACTGCTTCTCCAACGTCTTTGCGGCTTAGGACTTTGATGCCGGTCCCTTCTCGCATGATGTCTTGAACTGATCTCATGGTTTTAGGTCCCTGCATTGCTTGATGGCGTCGTCGATGGCTTTACGCATCATCGGCCATTCCTCTGGGTTGATGCTGACTTTACCATGACCATCAGCGGATTGGCTTACCTCGACGTATTCGCCGCCGCCTTCATCGACGATTTCGATGTCAGTGCATTCCATCGACAGCATGTGGTCGTCGGTGGGTGACAGCACCCATTTGATCGGTCGTAGTTTCATCTTCCCTCCAACCATTTCTCCAAGTCGTGGAGTTCATCCATTTTGGATTCGAGTTCTTTGATGCGTTTATTCGCTCCAGCCAGTTGCCTCTCTAACTGACGGGCGAAGCCAGCCTTCACGAAGTGCTGGAACGCCACGGTGACAACCGGCTGACGGTCTGTGCGCGGGGTTTTACTGATCATTTTCGTGGCGTCACGAAGATGATGGTTCACGGCTTGGCCTCCTTTTTAGATTGTTTCCATTCTCGAAGAGCGGAATCCACATCCAGTCCACCGATGTGACTTCGATTGTAAAGCAGCCAGATGAAAACCAAGTCTCCCGCATCTTTGAGCCTTTCGATGTTGTCCTCCAGCCGCTTGATGCGCTCTTGAAGCCGCAGGTTCTCCTCATCCAACAATTGCTGCTGACGGATGATTGCATTGGCCTCTGTGAGTTCGCGTTCAAGCCTCCTGCACAGCATGCCGAGTTCGGCTACGTTGTGCGGAGTGCTGTCTGATATTGGGGTGTCGCTCATTTCGATTCCTTCTTCTTCTCCAACCACTCGCGGATAATTCGATCCGCTAGATGTTGGGTTTTGATTCCTTCGCTTTGGCAGTATTCTTTGAGTAGTTTGTGAGTCTCTTCTGAGATAATGACTGATTTGTTCATAGGTGCTTTTTGACTTTGTTCCAGTAGGGAATTGTGGCTGTTTTCTTATCACCAGAGGGACCGCCTCCATTCCATTTGCGAGCTAACTGCTCAGTCGTGCAGCCTTTGCCGTAGTGCGTCAGATAGATCTCGCAGACCTTACGAGCCGCAATCCGATTGGTCATCTGCTGGTGGGTGTAGCTGGTTCCAGCGATTCGGTTAACGTCCACCACAACCGCTTTGTGGATCTGGAGCGCACCGATAGCTAGACCACCGTCGCCAATGGCATTGTCGCGTCCGTTGGACTCCACAGTGATCAGAGCCGCAATCAAAGGTCCGAGATTCATCGGAGACCTTTCAGCCAAGTTGCGGCTTTGGATTGGATGATCTCGGTAGCTTCTAGCAAGCGTCCGGTCTCATCGGTAATTCCGATTAGCTCAATCGTATGGTTCCAGACATCTCTAGCGCGGAGGGCCTCCTCAATGCTGCGGTGAATGCTTAGGACTTTGTTGTCTTTGTTTCTGCAATGGTACTTCATGGTATTTGATGGGTGTTGATGGGTGTTTGTGTTTCAAAGCGCGTTCATCCAGTTCTCTTCGATAAAAACTCTGACAGCAAGCATCGCTGTTTCGCAGTCTCCGTGAATTCCAGATCCAATCGGAGTCATTGTGCGCTCAAAAAGTATTCGATAAGGAGTTTCCGAAAACTCTCTTTCAATCATTGTTTCGAGATTGCTCAGGATGCGATCAACATCTTGCTCGCGGCAATCTGATCCCCAATAGGAGATCTCGGTGGGGAGTTGAACCGTAATGTTTGTGTCCTTAGTCATGGTATTTGATGGTATGAGTTAGAGTTGCGCGTTGGTGATTACTTGTTGTAGCTGCCGTCTAAATCACCACCAAGAAACAGGATCGTGGAGTTCTTAAGGTCCGCAGAAGATTCGACTCCGTACCAACCTTTACCGTCTTCGCTCCACCATCCGGTTGCCTCAACAACGTAGGCTCCAGAAGTTACGCAAGCATTGTCATCCCAAACAGCGGTCATCAATTTGTTCATCGTATTCTTTCCGTTTTTCTTCGGCTTGATTGCCGTCGATGGAGATACCCTAAACCCATCGTTGGGTTACCGTCAACAGGAGATTGCATTTTTTTTCAACTTTCTTCAAGAGGGTCAAAAACCAGCGAAAACCTTAGGAAAATGCGGTGTTTCTATGGGATGAAACCTAACCCGTCGTAGGCTCTCCCTACGCACCATGCCGCACTTTCCAAGAGGTTATTCAGCGTTGATCCTCACGCTGCACCCAGACTGCTGGAGAGCGTAAGTTTTCACCGCTGTTATCTGGTAAATCTGACTGTCATCGAGCCAGACTCGCTGAGTGTCGGTTATCGCGTCCGTCACCGCTTTGATGAGGTTGTCCAAATCTGGCTTTTTGCAATGCCAGACCGGTGATTTTCCTTTCGGGACTCCGTGCTTGTCCAGATGCGCTTTGGGTCTCGGAAGGAAGAAGTCTAGCTGCAACCTAATCGGACCCGTCATAAGCGATTCTGGAGCGTTTGCGATGGCTTCCTGACGCACCGATTGCTTCCACGCATCTGCTGAATCGGGGGTGTAGACTCCCGCATGACCACCGCGCACAAACGCTTTGACTCGCGGTTGAGCCTTCGGGATTCCTGAAACGTGAAAATCAAGATGCATCGTGCGGCGGGATGATCTCATGGATTCGTCCGGTGATGCGCGGATTAGCGTACCACCAGCCCGATGACGACTTTTCAGCGAGCGCATCACAATCACCGTCAAACATGATATGCGTCCCCTCAGTCAACATCCTCACGCAGTCCATGTCTTCAGCGTCAAACGACCGGAACGTGACCCGCTGTGCGTACGGTTTTCCGTTCGCAAGAGTTCGCCTCTCAAACTCAACGACAGCGAGCAGGAACCGCTTGCCGTCGTCGGTGGTAATGACCTCAGCGTCAGAATGAAGCCGCCCAAATCCTCGGGACCATAGATGTCTCATCGGGTATATCCCTCCAGTCGGGCCGGTGAATAACTCGGTGACTTCACGATCTTGCCGTCCGTTCTCCGCACAATGTGTCGGTTGTCCCCAACTCGATGCGAGCGGCAGTCAGCGGGGATGGAATGAATCTCATCGTCAGTCCAGACTTTCGACATATTGGAGCGGTGAATCTCGGTAAAAGCAGCGTCCACTTGATGCGGGGAGAAGCCAGCGGCTAGAGCGGCTCCATACACGACGTAGAGCAGGTCTCCGATTGCGTCGAGATACTCGGTCTTGTCGGTTGCTTCAGCGAGTTCTTGGGCCTCTTCGTCGATGAGTCGATACCGCAGATTCTGCGTCACCGGATCGGGCATGATCGGAGGCTCTGGGATGCATTGTTGATAGGTCCGCATGAACTCGCGGACCAATTCCATTGGGTGGGTTTGATTCATTTGATCTTCGTAAGTGTCGGTTGTCCGGTCTTGCTTTCAGTGCAGCCAGCAAGCAGTTGATCCAGCTTTGATTCCAAGTCGCGACCTTTGGTTCCAGTCGCAATTTTTAGAGCATCTTTGAGCTTCGTTTTGTTCAGCGTAATCGCTGGCATAATGTCTTCGTAAGTCCCGCCACCTTCAATAAATCGGAGGTAAACGGTCTCCGTGTCTTTGATGGTTTCGCGCACCGATCCTTCCTTTAGCGTCCAACCTTCGATTGCATCCCCTTCGCTCAATCTCCGTCGAGCTTCCGCACGACAAGCTTCAATGACCGTTTCTGCTTGCGCTGCACGATCAAGAAATGCTGCGAGCGTCTGGTTGGTCAACGTCGCAGCAATAGCGTCTGGCGTTATACCTTCCGGTGCATTGGTCAGCGGAGGAGCAACCGCAAGCTCCCGCGCTTCGGGACAATAGGGTTTCCCTTTGCAATACTTGCAAGCGGACTCTGACGGAGTGCGCGGTTGACCCACCTTCTGAATCTCTTTCATCAGTCCATTCGCTTCCATTATGGCTGAATGAATATCTGACGACTCGTAGACCGACACACTCGGAGGTCCCGCTAAAGGCTGAATGATTGCAACCGTAACCCGATCAAGCGTGAATCCCCAAGACTCGTCCAACAGAGCGACCAAGCAGCGCAATTGAAGGTTCTCCGCTGCGTTCTCTACGGCTCCACGACCGCTTTTGTAGTCAACAATGAGACCGTAAAGCATTCCCTCATCATTCGCGGTGTAAATGACATCAGGTTTTCCGCTCCAAAGCCGCTCTCCATCTTGAGTCAGCGACCAAAGCCTTTTCTCTCGGAAGCAGTTGGTATCAAGCTCACCAAAGGTCTGTTTGACCAATTCAAGTTCCTGCTCCCTGCAACGGTCAATGATCCACGTTTCATCGGTCGTCAGATTGCTGACTGGCTCCAGCGCAAGTGCAGCGTGAATGCGGTTTCCAATGGCAGCGTCTCCGGTTGATTCGACTTCGGCAACTTGACGCTCCAGATCCCAACTTCCGAGACAAGCAGCGTAGCGGCTCGCTGCGGACGCTGACGGTAGTCCACTGCGTTCGTCACTCATTGGATTTCCCTTCGTTAAGAGTTAGCTCGGTGGGTTGAACAACCACTGACGGAGCCTGTTCAGACTCGGGTTCAACCTTCGGCTCCAGCTTGCTGCGGAAGATTGGACGCGAAGGGGTAACGTTGACTGGAGCTTGCGGTATGGCTTCCTCTTCGTCAGTGATTCCAGAGAACCCAAAGGCAACGCGAGCGCATTGGATCAACGCTTTGTGGCGCAACATTCGACGGGGATTAACCTTCCACGGTTCGGTATTGCGCGAGCATTCCGAGAAATACTCGGTGACCTCAACCGGATGGGTCCGGTCTTTCAAGTGAATCGTAGCGGTTACGCTGAACGGCTTTGCGTCTTTGTCTTCGGTTGTGAACTGGATTCCGTCGAAGCTCGCGTGATTGTTCATCATCTTGATCCACCCATCGACTGAGACCACCGGCTGGATGCCTCCATTACGCGCAGGGAATGCGTAGATTTCGCGAGTGAATGGATTGAGTCCGTACTGGTTAGCGGTGACGACGAAGGAAAGAAGTTCTTCGTTCGTTGCTTTGGGCATCAACGTAGCCTTCAGCGTCTCCAGCAAACGAGCCGGTTCAACGCTGAATTTGCTCGCCATTATCGCGAGCGCGGACTGTTTCTGACTTGGAATAATCTCTTGTTTCATTGGTCTTCTTTGGCCTACCTCCGCGCTTTCCATTGGTGCGCGAAGCTTCGGCCTTTGCCGACGATTTGGACGCACCCAACTCCTTCGCGAGATCGCGTAGGCTTGCGGCAAATATGCGGTTGCAGTGCGGACATTTCATCGTCGGGGAGACCAATAACCCAACGGTGGGTTTCTGTCAAGCGACATCCAGATCGACGTACCGGATGAACCGATAAAACGGGTCTCCGGTAACGTCTTCAAAGTTGGCGGATTGGGTCGTCTCACCGAAGCCATACGACCGCATTGGCTCCCAAGCGGTTGCAGGAGTCAAGATGCCCCCAGACGCATCAATGACCTGATTGGAGCAATCAAAATTGAAAGAGGTGAATCCCTTTGATCTGCTGTAAGTTGCCAGATCCATTTGTGTAACTATCCAATAGTATTGAGACAAGCTAACGTCATACAGTTCTTTTGCTTGTATTCCATTAGCAATCAAAGAATCGTATTGGCTTTGTGTAATAAAGAAAGACGGTCCCCACATTGTGTCTAAGCAAGTGACCGTTGTATCCTTTGGGATTAAATCTCCAAGCGTATCCGCAACCAATGCACCGCCAGCATCAAAGCTGTAAATTGGACACCAGACTTCACCGTGAGCTAACGGAACAGACCGATTCCATCCAGAAACGTGAGCTTCCAACAGATTCCACAGAAACGCTGACTTTGGAATCTTGTGGTATAACGGTCCAATTCCATCGTAATTCAGAGCGTTTGCAGTGCTGGAATACGGTAGATCAAAATAAGTGGATGAAGCCCATCTGATGTCCGCGATGTAAGCTTGCTCTGTAGTGGTTACAGAAACTTGAGTATACCACGGAGCCAAACAAGCCATTGCAGCGTCGTTTTGATCTTTGAATACATCATCAGCAACACCAGTGTCTTGAATCGTCTTGTTTGGTCTTCCAAGAACTCTGACAGACGCATCAACGCCACCTTTTCCGCCCCATTTGTTGATCCAGAAATCAGAGCCAAAGACGTTGGTTGTAACTGGAGTCAGCGGATCGGTTGTGAAAACCCGCTCAAGATTGTAGTCGTAAACACTGCTTGAAAAAGCCCACGGACCACCAGAAGCAATGTAAGCACAATTGACAGCAGGATACGATGCTCCACCACCTATTGAAGTGCTTATCTGTGGAAACACATATCCATACATTCCACTTTGGTTACTCGGCTGTGCTATAATGTATGTTTTAGTGGCCGATATGTATTTGTTGTTTGAATAACCAATTGCCGGTGAGAATCCCTTTGGTCTTAACTCAGTTCGCAATTCTATTACGTTTGCACTGCGTTCGTAGTTGGGAATCTCGCTTAAAGCGTTGGCGTCAAATGCCTCAATGCCAACGGCGGTTGATGCTGTTACTGTTAATCCAATTGAGCTTAATCTGACGATCCCAACTTTCTCCTCAGATATATCCACTTCATCGTCAAAGCTGTTAAGGAAACCCTCTTCCACAGCAACCCGTCTGCGAAGCGTCCGCATCGTCTCCATCCATGTTGGGACGTTGCCGGATTGCCATTGGGTTGCCGTGTTGGGTGTTGCTACGTTTTGGGTGTAGTAATAAGACGGGTAAGCAATTGAAATGTAAGTTGTAGTAGGATTTATCTGCCAATATGGATCGGCTGAACCAAAGAAGACATTGCAGTCAATCGGATAGATTCTGACAATCGCATTCGGTCGCTTGCTGCTCATCACCAAGACATCACCAGAAACCTCAACGTTGATGCCTATGCGTTGGAGCTTGGGCATGAAGTCGGTGACTCCAGTAAATACGGTGATGTAATCCTCAAAGACAACACCGGAAAGACTGCTGTAAATCTGAACTCTAGCGCGTCCCCAAGTGAAGATCGCGTCTCCAATTGCGGTGTTCGCGTCCGTTGGGTCTGAGTATTCTGGATACAGTGCGCGAATGTCGTAAGAAAAACGAGCGTCAACCCATGCGCCCATTGCTCGCATCCATTGCAGCAACAAAAACGGGTTCGCAATGTTGTTGGCTTTTGCTGACCTCTCCATGCAAACCGCCAGAGAGTCCGGTTGTCCATACATTGGTGGACCACCAGCAAAGTATGGAACGTCTCCGGTGAAGTATGGGAAGAAATAGGTGCAAGCAGTTCCATCCCTCCACGTTGTTGCCCAAGTCCCGTCAGCGCGTCTCCTGAACGATCTACAGCCCATTGCAGGAACTGTCTTGGTCTCCGCTGATCCGTCTGGCAATTGGAGCAAGACCCTCATGTCTTTGCTGCCGCAATTGTGAATCCTCCAGCAATCAAACCGCTTGTAACTGTTAAGAATTTTGAAAGTCAAAAGACCTTCAATCCGTATCTCAGCAACAGCGTTCTTGTGGTTGTGGATTCTACCGGGAGGCAGTGAAGGCGCAGATCCAACTGAAGAAAAGTAAGACCTAACGTAAGAATCAAAACCAGAATCCCAATCGTCCCAACCTAAATGGACATCGTAATCAATACCATCAACATTGCGCTTGTGCAGCTCAAAAGACTTTTGAATTGAGCCAACGTTGCAATATGAAGAGTTGAAAGAAGTGACGTAGTGATCAACGTAAACCTGACCTCCGCTAACGTCTAAGTGCTTGCTCTCAAGCTTTGAAAGCTCAATCGCAATCTGCGTTTGTGTTGGAGTGCTTCCGGTGACATAGAAGCTTGTGGCTGGATCAATACAATAATCGTATTGAACGCCAAAAGGTATCTTGGAACTGAGACCAACAACAAACGGGGTCTTGCCGTCTAACGCTCTTGCACATTTATTGTCGAACCGTGCGTACAGATCGTTCAAGTTCCGCGCATTGAACATCCGCTGACGCTTGTCTGTAGCAACGGGCATACATCAATAAAAGAAGTCGTCAGGAGTACCACCAACGATTGTGGCTGGCGGTTGTTTGATCTTGATGGTCGTCCCGTTCGGAGTCTGCTCAATTGCTTGATCCGGTCCAGCAACCAACTGGATCTTGCGAACTGCGTCAATCAGTTGATTGATGGCGCGAGCGTGATCGGCTTTCATACCACGCTCTGCCACCTTAGATGGAAGCGTTACAGCCATTAGATCTCGCAGAATTGAGCGAATATCTTGACCGTCGATCCGCTGATAACAGCTTTTAGATACAAGTTGGCATCAACTCGCGGAATCAACATGAACTCACCGGCAGGAATTTGGAACTGGTACGGAGTCGAAATACCAACATAGACCGCATTCTGAAGGTCCATGTTGTAGATCAAGACTTTGTATGGAAGCGAGAGATCCGCAGCGATATCAAGCAGTTCATCCGCACCAGAACCGATGTCTTGGGTATTCTGACCCATGTCGGTTCCAGTCATATTCACCGTAGCAGTGAACGTCTGCGGGTTGATAGATGCGCCATTCTTTGACGCATACAACCGCGCTGTCATTTCAATTTCGTTCGCCATATCTCAAACGGTTAGATCTCGCAGAACGTCGCTTGAATCGTCACGTTGCTGGTATCCGCTTTGAGATACAGAGTCGCGCTGACGTATGGCATCAAGAGCGTCTCGCCAGCGGGAATCCGCATCGTGTAGGTTCCAGAAACAAAACCCAACTCAACAAAGTTGGTGGAATCCAGATTGGAGATCAACAGCTTGTACGGGCTGGAGACATCAACCGGAACGTCCAGAGCCTCAACGGTGGTTCCAATCAATTGGGTCTGAGAACCCATGTCGGTTCCAACCATTGTTGCCGACTTGGTGTAGGTTACACTCGGGAGATACGCACCACCTTTGGAAGCGTACAAGCGAGCCGTCATTTGAATTTCGTCTGCCATGTTAGGTAAGTGTTAGAATGCTGGGTTGTATGGATACGCGAAAAGATCCCAAGCTGCAAAGGTCCAAGTTTCGTTTCTTTCAACTTGGTTGGTCTTAATCATCAAGCTAGTTGAATCGTTCGTTTTTAACCAAGCCCAAGCGGTTTCGTCTGGAGTCAGCAACGGGTCCAGCGGTGCTTGAGGCATCACGTTACGCACAACCTGCGGAAATCCATTCCGGTTTGCGAGCGTGATTGAATCGTAGATTGCCGAGATGATCGGAGGAGTGGCGGGAAGACCGTTGCGAGCCGAGTAAGTAGAGATCCGAGTTAGAGACACTCTGGAAGTCTGGAAGCTGCTTTGACCTCTAGCCAATCTCCTAACCAACTTGTGAGCCAGCGGGAATTGACTTTCAAGCAGCGGCAACTTGTTGTTCTTTGGATCGTCTCCAGCTTGCTTCACTGCTGCAAAGTACAACTCAGTATCAAGATTCTTTTTGGCTTCAGCGCGGACGGCGGGAAGCTCAAACAACGATGCATCAACGTATTCTGTGCGGAACTCATACCGCTGAGACGGATCGTCTTCGTCTAGCGGACCCTGAGCGGTTGGTGTGTTGGGGTTAAAGTTGACCCCTGAAAACGTTACGGTTGCAGTCGAATAAGGACCGTCTTCAGTAATTTGATACTTACCACCAGCAGCAACCCAATCAGCAGACGCAAGCCGCAAAGCATCTTTGCTACCACGGTACTTGTAGGTAATGAAACGACCAGTGCCATCACCGTTGTTGTATTCACGGGAAATCTCAATGTATCCAGTTGCAACCGGAGTGATTACATTGGTTTTGATTGTTGCCATATTAGTCTTGCGTGTTGTTGGCAGTCCTATCCGTGTTCTTAACGATTAGCTTCAACTGAAGCGTCTGCTCAATCGCGTTTCTAATTGCAGTGTCTTGAGACGATTGAAAGCCAGTGAATCCGCCAATGCGAGCAAGAGAATCTTGAGGTCCGCCCATTGAAAACTTCATGCCAGCTACCCGTTCATATTGAGCGGTTCCAATAGGAGGAGGTGTGTTTTGATCGCCAACCTTCCCCTGTTTTTCTTCTGCAATTCTCTGCTGCACTATTCTGGACAACGCTTCATCTGGCATCCTCTTAATCAGTTGAATCGTGTAAGCCTTTCGCATAGTACGATCAAACCTTTCAAGAAAGCTCTCAGTCGGCTTTGAAACACTGTTAATAGCGTTTGCAGTTGCGGTAATTCCTGCCGCAATTGTCGGTGCTGCTATTCCTTTAATAATTCGAAATTGCTCCTCTAGCAAAGTGTTTGCTTTGGCTAGAACATCAATGTCTGTTTTTGAAATCAAAAGACGATTTGACGTTGTGTTATAATCAGCCAGAGCAGCAGCAGCGGTTTTGAGCTTTAGACCGTAAACGTCAATCATTGCCGCCGTTGTTTCAGCGGACCTTCCAGAGTTTTTGTAGGCTTCAGCAGCTTTGACTGCCCCGTCAATCGTTGACAGTTGCGGGTCGCGCAACTGTTCCATTGTCAAACCAAGAGCTTTGAGCGTTTGAATCGCGTCATCATCTCCAGAAGTGGCTTTTAATCTGGCTTGCTCAAATTTGCCGAGAACTGAACCAAACTTTTCAAAAGTTACACCAGTTTCACCAGCTAGTATTTGAAGCCTCTGAACTTGATCTGTAGTTAGATTAAGCTGTTCCGATAAATCAGATATGCGGTCTGCTGTTTCAATTATATTCTTTGTGAAAGCAGTAACAGCAGCAACCGACAAAGCCGCGCCAAGCTTGCTGGTGACCGCAGACTTGAAGCTTGATCCAAACTTTTCACCAACACTTTGAGCGCGTTTTACGCCCATTTCAAACCCCGATGAGTCGATACCAAGCTTAACAAGTAGAGAAAGAATACCCATATCAGTTCGCTTGTTGATTCTGCCAAATGGCTTCGCTCTGGTCGTCCCACAACTGAACCTGCCCCATCATCTCTGCGTGCGCTAGAATCAGCCTTTCTGCGTCACCAAGAGGCATCTGGATCGCATCGTCAGGAGCAATCCCAATATTGAGACAACCAACAAGAACCCTTTCGGGCCACGGCATTGCAGGTGTCTTCGACTTACTGCCGCTTTCCATCAGCACTTCTGGGGCGGTTGACTGCTCTTTGAGCCACAACTGAAACTTGTCGGACTCAACGACCAAATTCATCCGCTCAATCCGCTTTCCCCACAACCACAGAATGAGGTCACGCCAGATTGATTTGATGGACCTGATGGATTCAAGCGGAGACTGTGAGCAAACAAGCACAGCCTCCGCTAAATCGCTCGGTGTAATTTCTCCACCTAAAACGTAGGGGGAGCGCAAACGCTGCAAGACAATCGCATGACCTACGGTGTAGGGAACAAGTCGAACCCCAAGCACAATTGGTGCTTGAGGTCCGGTCTCTGCGAGTATCTTTGCAAGATCTGCCACAGATTACAGAGTGAAGACAGCGGCAGTACCAGCAAGAGACGGATACTTGGTCACAGTGATGGTAACCATAGCTTTTCCGCTGCTGGTGAATTTGACGCTTCCACCACCGGAGTAGACATAATCACCATCAATGGAAACACCACCAACGGTCACGCCATCGCTACCAGCAATAGCTGCATATCCGTTGACTGTAGGGAGACCGGCAGCAAGTTTGGCTTGAGCAAAGGTAGCAGCACTTGGGATGAAAGTGACATTGAGCGAAATCCGCTCGTTAGCCGAGACTTGAGCGACAACCTCACCGGCAGAGTTCTTGATCTGTTCAACGTCTGCTTCGTGGGTCGCGTCGTAGCTCTCAATTGTCGTAATTGTTCCGCTCGTTAGCGCAGTGAGAGCATTTGCGACTCCAACCGTATAAAGCTGAATCGTTCCCTTTGCTCCGTAGACTAGTGCTAGACCTTTTGAAAGTGCCATGTTGTTAGTGTGTTATGAGTTTGCTGCTGCAAAAATTGTCATTGAACGCGAGAAAGTTCTAGCTCTTTCGCTAGTGTCATTGATGCCGAAGTCAGTTGGTGTTGCGAAATACGCAACAAATCCACCGGACGGATCGGAATCTCCAGCGTTTAATTCTGAAATGTTGTCGTCAACGAATAGCGGTTGCAGGATGTTTTCAAACGCTGCAACGGTAGCCAACACGTTGTATTCGGGGGTATCGTCAGCGGAAAGCTGAAGCGTAGCGGTTACATCCACTTCACAAGTCCGGTCAATCGGATGAACCGGAACCGCAGTTGATGAGCGCACAACGATGCGCGGAAAGTCTGGCATCCGGTCTTCTAAGTCTGGATCTGTAAACGCACCGTGTCCGTAGCTGGTGAGACAAACAGGAGTCCCAAGCGGAGACGCAGACCAGTCTTGAGCGGCAAGCCAGTCGACTAAAGCGCGTTCAGTTCTGAGAGCAACGGCATTCATTGGACAACGATACCTTTCGATTCAGAACCATCAAAAGCCGCTTGAAACGCAGCGGTAATGTGCCCCTCAAGTTCTTTGGCTTCGTCGTTGTAAGCTTGCTGCATCGCTTTTGCGTAGATTGCCTCAACTTTTCCAATCTGGTTGTCAGCAAGACCGATGTTCAAGCGGACATGACTAGACGGAGAAAAACCAGCCTTTGCATTGTATGCATACGCTGAAGACCCGCGATGCATTGAAACGTTCTCTTGTGGCAACCCGTATTGGTTCGCAAGATTGATGAGAGCTTGATTTCCAGCAACGATCCGCACTTGAGCAGAACCCTTCTTTGCTCGTCGAGTCCCACCGAATTGTTGAAACGACGGAGACAGCTTCTTGATTGCTTTGGTTACAGCAGACTTGAGGTAACCAACTGAACCAGCAGCGCGACGACGAAGCTTTCCAGCAGCGTCACGCATATCTTGACCGTAGAGTCCGGGTTTTCCCGCTTTAGCGTTCTTCGCTTGAGCGATCAAGTGGACCAAGCGCAATTCACGCGAACGACCGAGAAACTTGCCGGTCTTCTTGTCAATCCTTCTCGCTCCAATCGGACGATTGAAGTAGTCGAGAATCTTGTTTCGAGCCGCTTGTGGGGACTTTGGCGGAAGCAGAATGTACAACCGCAGCATCAAGAAAAACGTGCGGGAGTTAACAGCATCAGCCAAAGACCGCCGAGTCTTGGGTAAATACTCCTTCCAAGCAGCGTCAAAGCGGGACGTATCGACTGTGACGGTTGGAGTCATTTGGTCTTAGCTCCAAGCTCAAGAGCGTAGTAAGCACCGGAGCCGTCTCTCTTAGCCGACATAATCCGCATTTGTCTTCCATCGTAGGTCACAAGACGACCCACAACCGGAATCATCTTCCCGAAAGTAAGAAGCAAGCGATCTGTGTTTTCTTGGAGGAGCAGACTTCCGCTCTCCTGCAAAAGTCGGTCAGCGGTGAAACCAACGTCACAAGACCAGACCGAAGCGTCAACGGTTACAAGAGTCGAGTCAGCCAACCTCCAGTCGCTGAACTTAACCAAGATCCGCGCTTGAACGTTATCTTGGAAACCACCGGCAATGACCGAGTTTGCGTCAGTGATCGCAGCGGGAAGACAGCGCACCAGCACTCCCTGCCAGAGAAACGACGGGTTCCCCATCGCGCTCTGTAGCACAGACATCCCCAACTGGAGACTGGTTGCAATCAGGTTCACGCTGTGAAGTAAACACCAGAAACAATAATGCGGGAAGTGGCTTGGAGTTGGCTTGTGAGACTTGTGATGTCGCCATTTTCATAATGGCTCAACTCGCAGTAAGAAGTGCCTCCGACAATCTTACCAATGACAGAAGTCTTCGCTTGATTCGTCGCATTGTCCAACCAGATGGACACAGCCGCATCGTAAGTAACGGGATCTGGAAGACCTAATCGAAGGTTTCCAGTAGCAGAACCACTCACTGAGTTGATGGTCAAATCAACTGTAAAGGTGGACACAAAACCGATAGACGTATGCCGAGCAGTGTTGACGGTAAAGTTAAACGTTCTACCACCACCGGAATCAATCAGCGTAGGAACCCACGTTGACGGAGCGTCATCAATCGGCAGGTTGCCATACAGTTCATCAAAGTTCGCGTTAGCTTTGATCCACGATCCTCGGAGCGTGTCTCCAGAGTTGTCGTTTGCGGTTGAACCAACGTTGATGACTTGTTGCGACATACTATTCCTTCGGCAATGCGTACCAACCTTCTGACAGCGTTATACGGCTTGTAGAGCGCACAGAAACACCGTCAGCACCTTTGACCCAAACCTTAGCTTTGACGCTCTCAGCGAGCCTCACCGGCTCACCGTGGGGGACGTAGACAACGCGAGTCCCACAGCCACAGCTACCCACCAGCACGGTCAATGCGATCCAGAAGCTTTTGCTTAAGCTCTTTGTCTGGTTTTGCATCTTCGGCGGTTGGTGGTGTTTTAGCCAGACCAGTCAGCCACTTTAAGAGAGCGGTGATGATCTGCTCAATGACGTTCACTTGGGTTTCTTATCTGCGTCTTTAGCAGCGATCAAACCAAATCCAACGGTCACCGCGGCAATGGTTGCAGCGAGATCAATGTTGGTGGACGGGTCGCCGTCGAACAGAGCTTTCAACGCTCCACCCACGGCAACCATGATTGCGCCAACACCTGCGAGAGTAGTTTTCCAGTTCATTTCTTGAGGGCTTTGTAGAGTCCGATTGCTGCGGCGACAAAAGCCAACACAGCGGCTCCAAGTTGGAACCACTGTGTTAGTTGCGGGATGAATGAGACCGCACCAGCAGCGGCAGCGGTCGCTAGAGATATCCCAACTCCGCTGCTGTTGTTAGTGTCGGTTTGCATTACTCAGTAGGCTGGACGGCTTCAACCACCGGAGGATTCGCCAGCTTGTAAGCCGCGACAACCGCAGAAGTCCACAGCGCGTTGGCGATATTCACAACCTCGGTCGGCTGACCATCCAGCGAGTCACCGGGGTTCAGCGTGTACTGCGAGGTAATCTCGGAGCCGACAACCGCGCCATCGCTGTCGTAATCAACGCCGGTCGTAACGAACAGCGAGTTGTTCTGGTTCACCTGCACTGCGACAATATCAACTGGTACGATCATTGGATGGTGGGGCTAGAGGTTTGAGCGGCGGCGTAGGCTGCGACAGCGGCAGGAGTCCAGACAGCGTTGGCAATCGCGACAACCTGCTCGGGCTGACCCGTAAGGTCGGAGCCGGGAGCGAGACAATAGCGTCGAAAGGTGGAAGCCTTCACGGCTTCGCCATCGACAATCTGGTCCGACAAGCGGACTTGGAGCGTCGTGTTAGGAAGAACCTCGCAGAGCGAGAAAATGGTGCGTTCGGTGAGCATGGGATTAGACAGAATAGGTGATTGAGATTAAAAGATTTTTAGATGCGCCAGCTACATGAGTTGCAAGCGATGCGTAGGATGATGAAATCTGACTAACAAGGAAAATCGTTGTTCCTGACGGATCAACAACTGACGTGAGAGTTCCTGAATAAGCCAAAATAGCACCAATTCCAGCACTTCCAACAGCCGCGACTGAACCGTTAGCAAACGGCAAACCTGTAACACTAATATCACCGACTGCTCCTGTTGTAGTAACTCCAGAAAAAACAATATCAACTGTAACAGAGCGACCTATTTTTGTGTAACGTCCTGTCGCAGTAACCGGAGTGGTTGGATCGGTGGTTGATCCTTTGATCGTACCCGTCCAAGTACCCTCCTCGTAATCATCCAGACAATTCGCATCGGACGAAGCGACTTGCGTGGCGGGGAAGGTTAATCCAACGCCAGTGGCTCCAGCGGTTCCACCTTTTAGAACAAGGTTGCCGGTGGAGTTGAGGGTCAGGCCGGTGATTCCACCAAGAAACCATGAATGATATCCAGAAACACCGCTTATGTATCTGGAAACAAGCTGCGTGTTTTGGTTGTCATACAACTCAAAAGCATTGTCGGCAGCAATGTTTAAGCCCTGCTCAAAATTAACAGCAGTTCCAGATGAATTTTTGCCGATGTATTTCCAAGTGGCGTAAGCACCATTCGAGCTTGATTGAACCTGAAGACGATTTGTAGTCCCCTGAATATCAAGCGTAGCAGCAGGAGTCGCCGTATTAATACCCACCTTGCCGGTGTATCCAGCCGCATTAGCAACCAGCGTCGTGGTTCCAGCCGTCAGAGCGCCGGTGATGGTGGCGCTGGCGAGGGTGGCGGATGGCGAACAAGCGAGGATGTTGTTGATGCTGATTCGCTTGGTGTTCCCTGACGCTGGTGGCGTGTCTGACACATCCACAATAGGGATCATGTCATTGGCGGGATCGGCGGCGGTCAACGCCGTCAGTGCTGTAATCTTTGAGTCTGCCATATCAGTAAACGGTTAGAATGAATTTTCCGAGGTCTTCTTGTAAAAGGAAACTGGTCCCGTCCTCCAGCACGATGCTGTCGAAGGTTCCAAATGAAATGACGAGCTTGCTGACCCCATCCTCTTGAAGAAGGAAGGTCTCGTCCTCTTGCAGAACATCCCTCCGCATGATCGGAGGTTCGGGCATGATCTGGCTTACAGATCGTGTCCTGTTGATTGATGTTCCAATCGAGATCATCAGGCGCGAGCGTTAAACGCCACCACAGAGCCGCTGGAGATCTGGAAGCCGGTGATGTTGCCCACCAGCGGGGTTCCAGCGGGAATCGTCTTGGAGGTCCACGTTCCGGCAATGCGGTGTCCGGTGATCGACGTGAACACCGTCGGCTCAATCGGGATCAAGCCAGACCAAGCGCCGGTCTGCGCTGCGGTAGTGGTGAACAGCTCAAAGCCTTCTCGGCCCATGCTGTACTCGGTTGAAATGTCTGCTTGAACGGCCATTTTGTTTTTCGGTTAGAGGGGAGGCCACCGGAAATTTCCAGCAGCCTCCCCAATTTTACGGTTAACCTTTACGAACTTTCGGTGCTAAGGCTCCCTGTACCCACAGTACGAGCTTGCCTCCTTCTGGTACATTCGCAGTGTTGAAATTGTCGCGTTGGAGAGACGCATCAATATCGGGACCAGCAACGAGCTTAGATTTGCCGCTCTTGTCCACTGCAATGGTAGTAGCGAGACGCATATCCTTAAGGATTAAGCGGTGATCAGAACTTCAGCTTGCGTAGTGTCCGCAGCAGCAGCACCAAACATGATGTCATACGAAGCCATATGAGCGCGGGAAGCGCGGCTATACCACACAGAGAGCAACACAGACAGGCCATTGCTCAGTTCAACAGTGCGCTGCTCAACGAACTCACCAGCGATCATTCCAACCGGCAAACCGCTCGCAACCGCAATAGCGTCCTGACCGCAGACGAAACCAGCGGTGTTCGCAATAGCGCCAGTCCAATCGTTCTGCTCCAGAATGTTAGCGAATCCGAAATAACCATTGTTCAGCGGACCATAACGCGAATCAGGGAACGGATTGGTTCCAGCGGCAGCAGTCAACTGACCCGAGAACATCAAGCGAGCCATGTGACTACCATCCAACAGCAACAGCTTCTGTCGGTAGTTCTTAGCCAGAGCCAAGATCGCAGGGAGGTCGCTAGTGTCGAAGTTGGCAGCGGTTCCAATGACAGTGCCAGCACCAAACAGAGCAGCGGTCATCTGAGCGGTGACCTTCTTGCTAATAGCAAGAGCGAAGATCTCAGCGGAACCCTGAGCGAGATCAGCCAACTGGAAACCCTGATTCAGTTCCTGCTGAGTGACGGTAAAAGTCTTGGTGATCTGGTTAACAGTCACCGAGGTAGCAGCCAGAGTGGACTCGTTGTTGGAGTTGTTCTCGAAGTCGGTCAGATTGTCCTGAGCGTCATCACCACCAGTGAACTTCTTGACCTGAACGGTAGCTCGGGGACGCAAGTTATCCAGACCAACGTTGCGCGTGAAATTGGCAATCATAGCCAACTTAGTAGTCGCAACAGTAATGACCGAGTCAGCGAGGTAATCGACAACCAGACCGGCAGCGAAAGTGTTCGCGTTCTGGGGAGCGATCAAGCGCGACTGACGCAGCAACTCGCTGTGGTTCTGAATCAAGAAACCCTTACGCTCCGCACCAGCGCGGAGAGACTTGTGTTTCTCCAGCAGCGGGTTGCCGAGGTTCTCGATAACGGGACGCACCGGCTCAGGAGCAGGAGCAGCGGCAGGAGACTTCATGGAAGCTTCCAGAGCGGAAAGCTTAGCAAGAATCGCGGTGAGATCAACGGAAGCGGCAGGAGCAGCCGCAGCCGTCACAGTAGTGCTATCGGACATATTTGTGTCGGGTTGTTGTGTTGGTTGCGGCAAAGAAACTTTGCCATTTTCGCTGACGGCGTTGTTGCCATCCGCAGAAATCTTGTCGTCTGGGGAGTCGTCATCTTCCTCCAGTTCTTCATGCTCCAATTGAGCGTAGAGAGCGCGGAACCAATCGCGTCCAGCAGCACCTCCCCAAAGGTTTGCAGCTACATCAGCGGGAGTGTTAGGCTCTGCTTCCAAGAATCGCTCATTGCGACCCCACCAAGCGTTTGCTTTCTCAACCTTATCTTCGGTGGGTTGCTCTCCAGCAACGAGAGACTCAGCCTCAGTCACAGTCTGTTTCTCAAGACCATCACCAGCCAAACCTTCAGCGTATTGCTCCAGCCCTCGACGAAGGTTGTTTTTGACCGTCTCAGGAGCGGTCTTCGTAACAGCGCGGGGATGCCACTTAGCAGCCATCGCAAGCTGTTTGATTGGCTTGTCCACCAAGCCAAACTGAATCGCTTCGGCGGTGGTGAACCAAGTCTCCGCCTTCATTGCAGCGCGGATGGACTCGGGAGAGCGTCCGGTCTTCTTAGCATACACGCCAACCAGCACTTCAGCGTGTTGATCCAGAGCGTCAGCCATCTTCCGCATATCTTCCGAAGTACCGGAAGCCATGCCAGACGGATCGTGGATCATCATTAGAGCGGCATCAGCCATCTCTACTTTATCTCCAGCCAGAGCAATGATCGAAGCAATCGAAGCCGCAATTCCAACCACTCGGGTTGTCACCGGAGCTTTGCGACCGCGCAACTGGTTGTATATGCTCAGACCATCCCAGACATTACCACCGGGAGAGTTGATCTCCACCAAGAGCGGACCATTGCCAACTTCAGCAAGAACGTCAGAGAATTGCTTACCAGAGAGACCGTTACCACCAAACCAGTCTTCGCCAATCTGGTCAAAGATCTGAATGGTCGCAGTCTCACCAGCGGAAGCCGCAGGAGCGTAATAAAGCCAATCTGATTTCTTAGTGAAGCTCATTCTGTTTTCTTGGCTCGCGGCTTACGTTGCTTTTTGACTGAAGCGGTCACTTCGGTTTGTTCTACAACAAGCGGTTGCGATCCACCTTCTGACGGAGCAACTGGAGACGGAGATTCAGAAGAATCATCTTCAATGTCAATAGCCGGTGCAGCACTAGCCGCTGGACGTTCTTTCTGAATCACCGAAATCTCAGAGACATCAACTCCGTATTTGTCAGCGAGTTGACGCACAAACAAAGCTTGTTGAGCTTTTGCTTCCAAAGCAGAACGCCAATCAAGACCTCGCGCACCGTAAACCTCATCGTAAGTCAGAATGCCAGCCTCCAATTCAGCCAACTGAGCAGCGGAATTTCGACCGACATCAACATTCGGGGAGCGGGGAGCGGTGATCGCTACCTCGTACCAATCAGACGGAGCATCATTGAGAGCGGGATCGCTCTTGATAGCGTACTCCATGACATATTCATAAATACGCCGAGCCGCTGACGACATCACTTGATGCCGAGACTTAAACCAGACAGCGGACATATCTAGCGCACCGCGATAGACAGTTCCCTGCATGGACTCGGGATAAACAAGAACGTAAGGAATACCAACACCAGCGCAGACCTTCTCGGTCAATTGCCTCCAGTACTCCCGCATATTTACACCGGGACGTTCCGTTGCGAACTGTTCAAATGAATCACCGTTCTTGAGTACTTTAACGGCAGATCCAAAGACCTGCTCGTAGTAGTTCTCAGCGGTGTTCTGGGTGGTTGAAGCAGTGCCAGCGCGGAGGTTGCTGGCTTGGACCTCACCGCTTACCGTCTTGACGATCTGAGCGACGGAAGCACCGAGTTTGCAAGCTTCCATCTCCAGCTTCTGCAAGTCGTCGAGATCGTGCAGGTCATTGATAACCGCAGAGACAAACGGAAGACCTCTAAGCTGACCGGGACGATTCGGCTCGTAAATGTGAACCACCGAGTCAGAACCAATTGAGCGAACGTCTGTCAGATTACCCTGCGTCTTCTCCGATCCGATAAAATACGAGATTGCGCGTCCAGTCTTAGGGTCAAACCGGATGCCATCAAACACAGTTAAATCGGACTCCATACCGACAGGAGTCGCAATTGACTGAGCTTCGATAAGCTGAAGTCTCGGCTTTCCGCTCTCACCTTTAGTGAGAAGGATGAAGCTCTCACCGTCGAAAAACCAACCACGAGCCGCTTGACTCATCAGCGTTGCAAAAGACTGACGCGAACCAATATCGGGATAACGGCTCCAAACATCGAACCATTTCTTGGCTTTAAGGTTCCAAGCTGGATCGCTTGAAGCAGGTTGAACCGAGAAGCTGGAGCCAACGGTGTAAGACTCAAACAGATCTCCGAGTCTGTTCAGAACAGCGTTGTTCTGCTCAAAGAAACGTGACTTACGGACAATGGCTTGTCGGGTTGAACTCGTTACATCAAATCGAGCCGAAGTGTAAGACGTATCAAGATACGAACGACGCAACGACTGACCGGCTCCCTCGTATTTGTTAACGGGAGCGGGAAACAACTTATTAGCAATGGTTTGAAGGATTCCCATTAGCTCATCCGAGTTGTGGGTTCACGGCGGAATTGCGTGAAATCACCGTAATAACGAGTAACCGCCACCAGAATGGTCCCAAGCATCTTGTTATAGATCTGGAGGTCTGACGGATTAGTGATTCCGTCTCCAGCCAACAGGGTCACAGCAAGATCGTAGTCTGACAGCAGTGATTCCCACATTTCCAACATTTCACCAGCGGAAGCGGAACCCTTGCCGGGTTCAGCGAACTCAACGGAAACGTCAGAACTAGAAGTTGAGCGGACAACTTGACCAGACTCTATAGCGTTTGCGGCAACCGTAAGCTTTGCAGTCAAAGCCTCAAGCAATGTCAAAGCAGCTTTGCTTGCGTATGTAGTACGCAAATAACTCCGCTTAGTTGCTACGGTGTAGGTCAACACTTGGGCGGACTATTCACAGACCAACTGTGAAGTCAACTACTAGAATTTTCAGAACTAGTAGATGCGAGATCGTTCCAGAGCATCACCATTGCCAATTGCATCAATTCACAGTCATGCAAATGATCCGGCCAGCGAGTGTTTCGCTTGAACCACAAGTGTTTGATTCGTCCCGCTCTGTTAGCCGTTGGCTTGAGAACGTGAGAGTCCAAATGCTTCCAGTATGTATCAGAATCAGCCGCAAATGCTCCCTCAGACTGAAGCGGTGCAGGTAAGCTGCAAACAGTCCATTGATGATTCTCGGACCCTTTACGAAGCCGCTGAAGCACTTCCCGCATGTGTTCAGTATCGAAGACCAGAAGAGGCTGGACCGCATCAGTCCGCATTGATGTTGAAGTCGTAATGCCGAATGGATGGATTGCGCCAGTCTTGCTTGTGAATCTCGCTCCGGTCTCGCGTCCCTTCATTGGCATCCAACCAATAAGCATTGGCTTTCTCAGCCCTCCTTCTGGTGGATACCGGAGACCGCAGGGATATGTGATTGGATTGACGCTGCTTTGTGAGAACTCAGCACAAGCATCGTAGACGGCTTGTGTGTTGAAACCGGAGTCAATCCCAACGTCCATATCATGCACGTTGTATTGAAGTTGAACCCGTCGAAGTGCAGCAAAGTCGTCTGCGTGACCGGCAGAAACTAAGCGCGAGTTTCCTTTGCTCCACTCTCTACAAACCCACCAGACAAACGGAGCGGCGGCTTGTACGTCAGCGGTCAGGTAACGTCTGGCTTCGGGGAGTCCAGCATCAGACACGATTTCAACTCGCTCCTGTTGAGACTCTTGGTTTTCCCACGGTTCAGCGAGCATACCGTTAATGAAACCCTGCAACCCCATCATTGAGCTTTTGGCTTCCAAGAACGAGACGGCTAGATGTCCCCAAGTGCATTTCCGATCCGGTGAATAGAGGCTCGACAAATGGTAAGACCTAACGCTTGGAAGGCTGGCTTGATTCTCGGCAATCCATTTCCCGTGTCTCAACGCTGCCACCTTTTGGGAATCCGAAATCTTACCCTGACAAAGCTGGCAAACGTAGTGCGCTGACGACCGGATGCGCTGCCAGTCTGGTTTTCCGTCTTCGGTCTTAGCATTGTCCCAAGTGACCTGCTTCCACTCCAGCTTGATGTATTCCGCGCAATGCGGACAGGGAATGTAATACCGTCGCTGGTCGCCCCTAAGATAACGCTGCCAGATTCTCCCTTCGGAGGTTGTCGGAGTGCTGGTGAAGAAGGCTTTGGAGCTTGAGAATGCTTTGAGCCGTTGTTCTGCGAGGTCCAGCGCGTCGGCTTCCTTCGCGGTTGCTTCAGCAAATTTGTCTACCTCATCAGCAACCAAGATGCGAACAGGTCGTGACGCTAGATTTGCCGGTGAATTGGACCCTACAAAGGTCAAAGTGCAGCGATCAAATTGCTGCTCAAGATTGGTCATCTGGTCTTGATCCGTTGGGAATCGCGCAACCAATGCGGGACAGTCTTCCAGCAATGGCATCCAGCGGGATTTGCTGAACGAGCGAGCGAGATTCTCGGATGGCATCAGCCACAGCGCGGGACTCGGTTCTGTGTCGATAGCCCAAGCCAATCCAGCCATGAGCGTTGTCGTCTTGCTGGTCTGGGAACCCCAACACAAAGTCACCTCAGAGACTGACGGATCTTTCCAGCACTCAAGCGGTTCTCTGCAATATGGTCTGACAGCCGTGGAGAATGGACCGGGATGTTCAGTCTGCCGTTGTGTCAACGTGAGGTTTGACTCGCTCCACTCGACAACCGTTTGCCGTGGAGACGGACGGTAGATCTGACGACGGAACTCTAGGATTTCGCGCTGTAGATCAAGCATCAAAACAACTCCGTATTCAATTCTTCGATCCGGTGCTTTCGAGCTTCACCCATATTTAGGAACGCCATGCGTTCGTTCACTCCATCCATTAGCTTGTCCCGCAACTGCACGTTGCAACCCCACGTTGCGTTCTCATTGAAGATTTCAACCATCAGCACCAGACCGTCTGGCTCCAAGTGCAGGATTCCCCAAAACGGCAACTTAGTGTGCTTTGTAATCTCAAGAGCGGCTTGCAGCTTAGACCATGAAATCATCCATTGGTTGCCGTAGGTTGATTCCAGTTTTGCCAGTCCGTAATTCCGAGATTTCACCTCATAACTTCCGGTAATTACGCCAGAGTTTTGGTTCCAGATGAAGCCATCAATCCGAGAAGGCTTATCGTCTGCAATCGGCAGGAATCTGAGAACCGTGTCACGCTCAATGGCTCGCAGCGCGATCTTGTTTTGTCGGAGAGCCTCCAACCCTCGCGGCTTCTGGCAGTTCAGGATTTCCATGGGTCAGTCTGGTGTAAGGTTTTAAGGCAAACGTCTTGGACCCAACGCTCCAGTTCAGCCTCAGCGTGTTCTGGGTCATGGGGTGCAATGCGTCCAGCAAGCTGCTTAGGCATCGACTTAAGCAACTGAGCAACCGCTCCATCATGGTCCACCATAACCTTCTTAACCCAATCACCAGAGACCAGTTTGCGTTCACGCTCTGCGAGATCCAGAACGTCTTGCTTTGAGTTAATGAGGTTCTTGGCTGCGGTTGAATGCACCGAGACCATGCGTCCAGCATCCAGAGATCGCGCTCTGAGGCTTTCGACGGCTAGACCATAGGCAGCACGCTCAATCTCCTTCTGCCGCTCATACGCTCCCTGTGGAGTGTCATTCGCTACCTGCGAGCGGTCCACCTTCTCTTCTGCTTCTGGTGGACGGTAAGGTCCGTCTATTGGCTCAGATCGAATGTGGCTCGCTTCAATAGCAGCTTTCCTCCTTTGCGCTCCAGATCCACGCCAAGCATCCGCAGCTTCAGCGGAGTCCAAAGGCATTCCTTTGGAGACCAACTGAGAGACTCGGCCTTTAGTTAGACCAGAGTGTTTGACGTACTCGCTCTGTGTCATCGCAGACTTTCGGGAAGATCTTCAGATTTCGCTTTGAGCAGGTCAGCCAACCCTTTGCAGATTGTTCGCTGCTCTGGGTCTTTTGGATTCGGCTGGTAGTAACCCGCAATCTGCTCAGCCGTAGAACGTCCAGCGCGGATCTGAGCGAGATGCCAGCGCAGTGTGTGATGCCCAAAATTAAGCATAACGTATTGTGCAGCGTTTGTCATTAGTGGTGCGTTTATAATACAATAGCGAGTTTGATCGCGGAAGATGATCGGCCCCGCGCGATCACC